GTCCTCGCCGCGGTCGATTCGATAGTTGACCGCCGAACATTTGCCGAGGAAATCGTAGCGGACTTGCAAGCAACCTACGCAAAGCTCGCAAAGAACACGATCAGCAGCGCAACCGTGAACGGCCGCACCTACACGAAGAAAGACTTAATGGCTATCCGCGAAGAAATCGCATTCTTTCAAAATAAGGTGCGCTCCGAAATGGGAGGGGCAACCCGCCGCATCGCCGTAACCTTCCCCTCTGTTACATAATGGAATTTCACATACCTTTTACCCGCAAAAAAAAGCCTACTGTTACGCGCCAGTTTAACGCCGCTCAGCATACGCGCCTTACTGCCGACTGGATCTCGTCGCCTACGAGCGCAGACGCTGAGCTACAGGGTAACATCGCCACTATCAGAGAGCGCGCACGCGACCTAGAGCGCAATGAAACATACGTCGAAAAGTTCCTGTTTGAGTTGGAGAACAACATTGTCGGAACAGGCATCAAGCTACGTAGCGAGCCGCGCAACCCTGACGGCAAGACCGACGCGCTCGCCAAGCAAGCTATCGAGTGGGCGTGGCATCAACAGGGTATGCGCGAGAATTACACTGTCACAGGGCAGCAAACTGAGCAGAGCACCGACCGTCTAGCGATCCGAAGCATCGCGCGGGATGGCGAAGTTCTCGTCCGCATTATTCGCGGAGCTCCAAACAAGTTCCAGTTTGCAGTTCAGCTGCTTGAGCCTGATCACCTTGACGCGACGTTTAGCGGTAAAGCGCCGAACGGAAATGAGATCCGAATGGGCGTCGAGCTGAATCAGTGGAAAATGCCGATGGCATACTGGATAGACATCAACCACCCAGGCGACTACTACCAGACGATGCAGACAGGCGGCCAACGCCGCACACGCATTCCGGCTGACGAGATGCTGATGCCGTTTCGCAGTAACCGCGTAGAGCAGACGCGCGGCGTGTCGTGGCTCGTCACAGCAATGAACCATCTTAAAATGCTCGGCGGATACGAGGAGGCCGAACTTGTGGCCGCCCGCACCGCCGCCGCTAAAATGGGCTTCTTTGTGAGCGACGGCACCGACTACGGGCAAACCGATCCAAGCAACCCGAACGCCGATTTCTCGATGGAAGCCGAGCCGGGTATGTTTGATCAGATCCCGCAGGGGTTAAAATTTCAATCATGGGATCCGCAGCACCCGACCACCGCATTTGAGGGATTCCGTAAGGCCATGCTGCGACGCGTTGCTTCCGGTTTAACGATGAGCTACAACACGCTTGCCAACGACCTCGAAGGCGTCAACTACAGCAGCCTGCGCGACGGCAAGATTACCGAGCGCGACGGCTACAAGGTCATACAGGACTGGATGATTGCCACTTACAAACGCCCGATATATTTGGCGTGGCTCAAATGGTCAATCGACATGGGAATGATTAAAATGAATCGCGGGCTTGGATCACCATTGCCATTAGCAAAAATTGAAAAGTTTGCCGAGCATTCGTTTATACCTCGCCGCTGGCAGTGGGTTGACCCGCTCAAGGATATGAAGGCTATGGAGCTTGCGCGCAAAAACAATTGGACATCTGACAGCCAGATTGTGAGCGAGCAAGGTTATGATTTGACTGAACTTTACGATCAACAAGCCGAGGACGAAGAGTTGCGGATTCAAAAAGGCATCGAGAAACCGATTGACAAATCACTAACAAATATCCAGAAACTGGATACACCACCAGCAAGCCAATGAGTAAGATTAAACAAATACCGCGTCACCTAAACCGCATCGCTCACGTCGAGCTGGAGCGCGGTTTAAACGTGGAGGCTCGGGAAGTTACGCTTTCGCTTTCTTCGGAAATGCCGATTCAAGACATTCCTGGTGAGTTTACGATCCTCGACCACGGCACCGATGCCGTAATGCTTGAGCGCCTAAACACCGCGGCACCATTGCTGTTTAATCACGACCGAAACATGCACCTCGGCAAAGTCACGAGGGCATATGTCGAAGATCGTAAACTTTACGTGATCGCTAGATTCGGCAACTCCGAACTAGCGCGCGAGAAATTTCAAGATGTGCAAGACGGCATACTCACGGAAGTGAGCGTGTCTGCAAAGATCCACGAAGTTAAGCTGGAAGAGTCCGGGTCGGACGGGGTTGACACCTACAGAGCTACCAAGTGGGAACCGCTAGAAGCATCGCTTGTCACTGTCTCTGCTGACATTTCCGTCGGAGTCAACAGAACCGCAGCCAACCAACCCGACGACCAATACATCAAAATTTGTAATATTATGAGTGAACCAACCACACCCGCAACACCCGAGCCAATCGCTCGCGCCGAACCCACTGCAAAGCCAGTGATCGAATTCCGCACCGATCCTAAAGACATCGAGCGAAGCCAAAAAGCCGAGCGTGAGCGCGTCTCTGCAATCCACAGCCTAGCTAATCGCTATCAGGTTGAGGAAGCAGTCGTCCGCGACCACATCGACAACGACAAGCCACTGGAAGCATTCCAAGGCTACGTGCTGACGAATCGCCACAACGCGAAACCAGTTAATACGAAAAACCGTGAGCTTGGTCTTTCCGAAAAAGAAAAGGAAAGCTTCTCGGTTGTCCGCGCACTCTCGCAAACCGTCCGCGCAATGGACGGCCAGCACGGCGCATTTGACGGACTCGAAGCTGAGTGTTCGCGCGAAATGGAAAAGCTCATCGGCCGCGAAGCCAAAGGCTTTTTTCTTCCGACCGACATCAGCGAGCACCAGTCTGAAAAGGTCACACGCGAATTGAACCGCAACCTCTCCGCAGGTGTGGCAGCTAAGGGCGGATACACGATCGGCACGGACGTTCTTGGCGGCTCTCTTATCGAGTTGCTTCGCAATAAGTCGGTGCTGTCTGCTCTCGGTGTTCGCACCCTTAGCGGCTTGCGTGGTGACATCGCTATCCCAACCGTCGAAGGCGGCGCGACTGCTTATTGGCTTTCAGAAACTGGCGAAGTGACCGCTTCTGATCAAGCCTTTGGTCAGATCGGAATGACGCCAAAGCGCCTAGTTGGTGATACTGCATACAGCAAGCAATTGCTTACGCAGTCTAGTATCGGCGTTGAAGCGTTTGTGCGCGACGACCTAATGACCGTGCTGGCTCTTGCAAAAGACTTAGCGGGCATTACAGGCAGCGGCGTAAGCGGGCAGCCTAGAGGCATCATGAACACGACCGGTATCGGCTCCGTAACGTTTGGCGCAACTGCCACACGTGCAAAGGCAATCGAATTCCAGACTGACGTTGCCACTGCAAACGCTTCACGCGGCTCCCTGAATTACCTGACATCGCCCGCAGTTGCAGGCGCATGGATGGGCATCGCAGAAGAGTCTGGCGCGGCACAATGGCTCTGGAAGGGCAACATCGACGAAGGCCAAGTAGTCGGTCGTCCTTGCCAATCCAGCAACCAGGTGCCTGACAACAAGGTGATCTACGGAAACTTTAATGATGCCATGTTTGCGGATTGGGATGGGATGGACGTAGTTGTCGATCCTTACAGCCTCAAAAAGACCGGGCAAATCGAAGTGACTATCCAGTTGCTTACCGACTTTGCAGTCCGCCACGCTGCATCGTTCTCCGTCTCATCTGACGCTGGCAATCAGTAACCACTGACCGACCTCGCAGCATGAAAATCATAATCACTCAGCCGACAGTTTGCGGCGGTAATCACGTCTCCATTGACGACGTTATCGATGCAACTGAATCAGACGCTCGTATGTTAATCCGTATCGGGAAAGCGGATACATACAGCGAGCCGCTGCCTACGCCGAGTGACAATGACGATCAGGGGCCTTTGATTCCATCCCGTATAGCAAAGGCCCCTCGCCGCAAAGTCAGCCGTTCAAAAACTTCAACCACAAAATAATCTAAGACCATGAGTATTCCTACTAAAGTAACTTCGCTGACCAATGTGTCAGTCCTTCCAGCGTTTCTTCGCGTAGCCGCCGTAGATGGTGCCGCGATTGACCTGTTGCCATTTAATGGCAAAGTCGTAGTCGTCGTCAACAGCGGCAACATCACATCAGGCGCGACAAACTCAACGTTTCCGATTTCGCTGATGACCGGTGCTACCACTAGCATCGGCGATGCATCGGCCGCTACGCTGGATACCACCATCACAGCAACCAACGTGGGCTCTTTGCAGACTGCCGAGGTTGACACGCGCAAAGCCGATCGTTATTTGTTCGCTCGCTGCACGATCACCGGTGGCTCAGATCCCGCGTTTCCGATCTCGATCAGCTTGATCGGATCACCGCAAACAGCATAATTTTCGTTAGGGGTAACGAGATCGTAAATACAGCGGAAGGAGCGTCTCGAAAGAGGCGCTCCTTTTTTATGCACACACGCCTTGACAGACCTGCACACACACCGCAAGGTCGAGCTGTAGCAATTCCGCTGCACACACACAGACATTATGAGCACAGACACGAAATCCAAATTCAAGAAGGGCGACCGCGTAAGGTTTACATCGGCACCACCACACACCCCCGAAATCCTTGGGCAGACCGGAACGATAGACGAAGACGAAAGCACTGTTCCTTTCGTTATTACCGACGAAGGCGAGCGACTCGCAATATGGGTGCATCACATGGAGCTAATCACAGCCAAACCCGAGCAGCCCGCAGCCACCGATCTTGACCAGCAGCCCGCAGAGTCGCCCGCAACCTTTAAACCATCCTTGCCGCTCTCACCCGCGCTAGAAGCTACCGAAGAACCTACCCGCAGCTTCACAAAGCCCGCGCTCACTGCCGAAGCCCGCGCATTCGTAGAGCAGCACTTCCCCGTAGACTCACATGGCAAAGGTGATTACTACCGTCAGCTCGGCGTATTCGCTGAGTTCATCGAGTCTGTATTCCCCTAGCTACCCCACAGCCCCGCAGCAATGCGGGGCTTTTTCGCGTCTTGCCATTTCAGCGTATCCAGTCCACAACTACACGCATGAGCGATTTTGACGACTTCTTTTCCATCGCCGCACCCGAATTCTCGGCTGAGATGGACGATCCTATCAGCTTCGGCAGCGACACCGCAGCAAAGGTTGATTGCACGTTTGACGCGCTCGAAATGTCTACGGGGATCGAGCGATATGGCGATACCGAAAGCATCACGGCCCGCGCTGTCGTCGCGATGGCTTCCCTTAATACCGTGCCCAAGCAGAAGAGCCGCGTTTACCGCCACAAGACACAGAAGACCTACTACGTCGTCAGCGTGAGCACGGACGCGGGACACGTAGAGCTGTCGCTTACCGACGAGGGAGCGAAACGCGGTAATGGCTAAGGGTAAAACAGGAATCACGCTCGACGATAGCGTCTATCGCCGTAAGATCAAGGAGATGGCTAGGCGACTCAATATCGTTGAGCGCGACCTAGTGCAAGAGCAAGGCGCTCTACACGCGATCGATATGGCCAAACGCACGCCGCCGTTCGTGCGGTTCCCTGGCGGCAAGTCCATCGGCACGAAAGCTGATTACATCCAGGGCGTCGAAGCGATCAGCCAAGACCTACTCAATATCTGCCGACCCAAAGACGCCGGGCTAATTGATTTCTGCGTCAAAACATTCGGGGTCGGATTCACGGACAAAGAGATTAGAGGCCGTGGCGGGCGCATAACCCGATACTCCTACGCCCGCATCGGCAGAGGGATGCAAGACATCTACCAATGGCACGAGTCGCACCGACAACCGTCCTCGGGGCGGACGTTCTACAGGGAGAGCATCAATACGATGTGGGTAGACGAGGACATGCTTGACGACTATATCGCATGGCGCATCCTTGCCATCGGCACCGCAAAGGCGTCGTTTTTCGGGGCGGCAAAGAAGCTTGACCCAGGTAACAAGACGCGCGCGCCCGTATGGGTTAAAAAACACGTCGCCAAATCTGGCGGCACTGGGCGAATCGTAGTTGATTCCAAAGGCCCGACAGCAACATACTCAGCAAGCGCTGCGGGCATACAGGTTCCGCTGCGCAGCATCAGAAGGGTTACGAGCAATCGGCTAAAGTCTATGGTTAAGCGGATGAAATACCTCGCTCGGCAGTCTGCAAAGAAATCAGGGTTTAAGTAGAGTTCTTGACTTTCAATTCTGTATCCATAAAACGGATACACAATGGCAGCAACATCCGAGCAGCAACTTTACAATTTCGAGGGCAACATGGAGGCATCGTTTCGCGCATGGCTACAGGCTAAAGCGCTCGAAACGACTGTATCGGAAGCCACCGAAACCGCCGACGACAACCTGATCTACGCGCAGTTCCAAGTCGGCACTAGCACCGAGCACGTGGGCTACAAGGCCGACGGCACTACGCAGGAATAC